TGACTGCAACCAATGTTACAGTCACTAATATTACATTCACTGGCAATGTCACTGGTAGTGGAGCTGCTTTAACTGGTTTTGCAAATGTAGCGAGAACTGGTGTATATTCAGATTTAACTGAACGTCCAACTTTAGCTAACATAGCTACAACTGGTAATTACAGCGATATAAGCGGAACACCAATTTTAGCCAATGTGGCTACAACTGGTGCTTATGCTGATTTAACAGGTAGACCGGCTAATGTTAGTTTGTTTAATAATGATAGTGATTATGCCAATGTTACTTTTGTAGCGACACAAATTGCTGCCTTCAATTCGACTATTAGTACCAACGTCATTACTGCAAACACAGCAACAATTACCAGCTTGACTGCAACTAACATAACTGGATTAAACGATGCTACATTTAACAATTTGATTGTTACATCGGGTACAATAACCTCGTTAACAGTGGCAACACAAAATGCAAATGTTTTTGTTGCGAATACCGCTAATATTGCATCATTTAGAGCGACAAATGTAACTATAACCAATGGAGCTTTTGCATCTAATTTAGTTGTAAGTGCATATGCTAGTTTCCAAAATTCATTTTCAAATAATTTATTTGCAATAACAGCTAGTGTTGATTCGCTTAATGTTGTAAGCTCATTGACTATCAATACTTTTGCAACCGAAAACGTTAGTGCTAACGTATTAACTGCTAATACAGCAAGTGTAATTGCTTTAACCGCTACTAATGCAGTTATATCAAGTAATGTTAGTATAGGCGGTAATATTAGTGTAGTGGGTACATCAACATTGACAGGGTATACCGCAGCAACAGGCACAGTTGGTAATTTAAACGCCAATGTATTTGTAGCTAATTCTGTGTCATCAACAGAAGGTACAATAAATCAATTAACAAGTATCAATGCTGCTATAACTAACACCGCTACCATAAGTGGAACTGCCAATATTGCAATAGCTATATTGGAGATTACAACCGCTAATGTAATTACTGCTAATACACTAACTGTAAGCGGAAATATTAACGGATCTGGTAATAATTTATCTGGATTCGCTAATGTTGCAAGAACAGGTTCGTACACTGATTTAATAAATACTCCTGCCACAAACTATGAACCCAAGTTTGACATTAGAACAGCAGACTTTACAGCAAATGTAGGCAGACGTTATGGCATAGATACTAGAGTTGGAACAATTATATCTACATTACCTAACTCAGGACTCACAGCAGGTGATGCTATATTCTTCATTGATGCCGGCGGTGATTTTACCGCTAACAACTTTACCATAGCCAGAAATGGTAATACTATCAATGGCGTTGGTTCAAACTTTGTTGCAAATACCAATGGGGATAGTGTTGGAGTATTTTGGAATGGAACAGGTTGGAGAACTTACCAATGAGTATAAATGACGCAGACCCAATTATTCTTAGTGAACATCGGGCTCAAAGTTTTTATAGCAATAATTTCATTAGTATTGAGAGACTCAGCGACGGTATTCTGGCTCCACGACCAGTTGGCTCGGCCTCTAATCCTACAGTTTAAGATTTGGTGATTCAATTTAGTTGATTAATCTACAGTATTAGTGTATACTGTTAAGAATGTTGTCGTCTATACAAAATACAGTTACACAATTAATACCTGCCAGGCGTAGACGTAGTCCCAGTGGATGGATTAGTTTCGACGCGGTTTGTTGCTATCATAGAGGGCAAAGAGCCGACACCAGAGGTAGAGGTGGTATAATCACTGGAGCCGACGGTGCTGTAACTTATCATTGCTTTAATTGTAATTTTAAAGCTGGATATAAGCCAGGTAATTATCTTGGTTACAAATTTAGACGGCTTTTAGGTTGGTTAGGTGCCGACGACAATACCATAAACCGTTTGGTGATCGAATCGGTTAGAATCAAAGACCTAACTCCACAACTCGAAACTCAAGAAGAAGATGAAAAAATCTCTTTTAAAGCAAGACCGTTGCCAGATGATTGCCAGTTAGTAGATTCAGATCCCATAGCTTTAGAATATTGTAAACAACGTGCTATCGATTTAGATCGTTATCCATTGCTAGTAAGTAGTCGGACCGAGTATAACCTTAATCGTCGTATTATTATTCCGTTTACCTGGCAAGGACAATTAATTGGATATACCAGTCGTTGTTGGGATCCGGCAGTAAAACCAAAGTACTATAGCAGCATTGAGGCTAACTATGTGTACAACATCGACATGCAAAGCCCAACAGCAAAATTTGCAATTGTCTGCGAAGGACCATTTGATGCTATGAGTATTGATGGCATCGCTATATTAGGTAATGAATGCAGCGAAACACAAATGAATATCATCGACAATCTCAACAGAGAAATTATATTAGTTCCTGATGCTGATCGTGCAGGAGCCAAGTTGGTTGATAGTGCATTAGATTTTGGATGGTCGGTGAGTTTTCCAATTTGGCAAGAAACCTGTAAAGACATTAATCAAGCAGTAGTCAAGTATGGTAAACTATTTGTATTAAAAAGTATATTAATGGGCAAAGAATCATCTCGATTAAGAATTGGAATCAAACGTAAACTATTATTAAAATAATATGGAAAAAGACTATCCTGTTGATTTACAAAAATTGTTTTTAGAAATTATGCTATCTGATGCACAGAGTTTCGTGCGAGTGCAAAATATCTTTAATCACGAAAACTTTGATCGTAGTGTACGTGAAGCTGCAAAATTTATTGCAGATCATACTAGAAAATATACAGTGGTTCCTACCTACGAACAGATACGTGCAGTCACCGCCACTGAATTAAATAGAGTTGAGTTAGACGAATCACAATTGAATTGGTTTTTGGAAGAATTTGAAAATTTTACTCGCCGACAGGAATTAGAACGTGCGATATTAAAATCGGCCGATTTGATAGCCAAAGGTGACTATAATCCGGTAGAAAAGTTAATCAAAGACGCAGTTCAAATTAGTTTAACTAAAGATATGGGCACTGACTATTTCGCAGATCCCAAACAACGATTAATCTTATTAAAAAGCAATAATGGTCAAGTTAGTACAGGTTGGCCCAACTTAGACAAAATATTATATGGTGGTTTCAACCGAGGAGAACTACAAATTTTTGCGGGAGGGTCTGGATCTGGTAAAAGTTTAGTCATGCAAAACTTGTCAGTGAATTGGGTATTAGCTGGATTAAATGGTGTGTATCTTACATTAGAACTCAGCGAAGGATTATGTAGCATGAGGATTGATAGTATGGTGACTGACACCAGTAGTAAAGAAATATTTAAGGACATTGATAATGTAGACATGAAATTGCGTATAGTTGGAAAAAAGTCTGGACGACTGCAAGTTAAGTATATGCCAGCACAAAGTAATGTAAATGATATACGCAGTTATGTTAAAGAACTTCAAATCCAATCTGGGAACAAGATTGATTTCCTGTGCGTTGATTATTTAGATTTGATCATGCCGGTGTCAGCTAAAGTAAGTCCTAACGATTTATTTGTCAAAGACAAGTATGTATCAGAAGAACTACGAAACTTAGCTAAAGAATTAAATGTATTGTTTGTTACTGCTTCGCAGTTGAATAGATCAGCCGTAGAAGAGGTTGAGTTTGATCATAGCCATATAGCAGGTGGTATCAGTAAGATTAATACAGCAGACAACGTGTTTGGTATCTTTACTAGTCGTGCCATGCGTGAACGTGGCAAATATCAAATTCAAGCAATGAAAACACGTAGTAGCAGTGGTGTAGGACAAAAGGTTGAGCTAGAATTTGATATCGAAACTCTGCGTATACGTGATCTAGCAGATGATGGTGAGTATAATAAATTTAAGAAACAATCCAGTACAATTTACGATCAAATCAAAAGTAAAAGTACAATTACTACCAATGACAATGTACCCCAGGATCAACCAGGACAAATTACAGTGACACCTACTACCAGCAAGTTAAAAGAAATGTTGGCTGGTCTTAAAAGTAATAGAACTGTTTAAAATTTAAAAGTATCAATCTCAAAGCATTCTATATAACAACTGTCGTTGTTCATACGTAGCCTTCCATTACCTGCCACATAATCAAAATCACTATAACCAACAGGTTTACGCACAGTGATATCAATATATTGTCCATTCCCAACGCCCAAGGTAAGAAATGTTACATATTTGCCAGTTTCGCCTTTAAACACACGCCCATTGGCGATTAATCCTACAAATTCAAATCTATCTTGATAGGTATTCATGCAGTACATATTAGGCAAAAATTTGTCCGTAGCCCACCATCCTTGTTTTTTATATTCCCAAATTGGATCTAATGGTATACCATTATGATATCCTAGACTTCTGAGGTCGACTCCTGCTCGATATGCCTCTCTACGATACACCCAACGCCGATAACTGCCTTGGCAATGTTTTAAACAAGCCTCCCAAAATTTCACAGGATTATGTGCCTTTTGATAAGCCAATGCCCAAATCAATCTACCGAGATTAACAGCATGAGCTCGACACAGACCAAAGTTGCCTAATTGGTAAAGTTCGTTAATAATATTTTTTTTATTTTCACTATGGCCTATTAGTTCCATGAATTCTAGTACACGTTCTTCGTTACGTTTAGCAAAAGCACGACGATACATGTCTGCTTGGTATTGGTCACAACCAATTAACTTTGATATTTTATATATGGCATCGTCTTCATAAACTATAGTATCTGATAGTTTTTGTTCTGTCCAATCATGGAAAAAACTGGCTTTTTGTCTACCTGTGGTAGCAACAGGACGCACCAATGCAGTAGCAAAAACGCAGTCTGATCGATTTTTTGGTTTTATAGCACGAAATAGTCTACGCATGGCTGGCGATTCGCCTTGTGTTACACCTAACACATCTCCATTGGTCAACAGTTGACAGGTTGCTTCATCAGTTTCAGGATAGTCTTCTAGTCCAAGACTTGGATCAATTTCTACCAGCTGGCTCAGCCCACGATTCGCTAATATATCTACTTTAAGATGCTCTAGGTCTTCGATTTCATTCTTGTCGAGTAGTATTTGATTTTCACCATTTTTTAAACTGCGAGGTAATTTATATTTGAATACCAGTATACCGCCACAATGTTTACTGATGGCACGTTTTTGTCCGAGTAGTTTACGCTCAATTCTACCTGCTTCGGTAGGATCTACTCCTAGTTTTTCATAGCTGAAATTTCTTGGCAATTTGCCAGTGGCACCTAACCTACGTGCAGCTTCACGTCTAGCAGATTTAGTTTTGAATTTAACATAGTTACTGATTCTAGCAGTGCGTCCAGGCCAACGGTCAAATATACGATTCATCACTGTTTCTTGTGCCCAGTGTGGGTAATCAATATCTACGTCTGGCAAATCATCACGCAAGGGATTAATAAAACGTGCCAGTGGTATATTCCATAATATGGGATCAACATCTGTGATCCCTAGTAGGTAGCAGACCAGGCTTGAGCCTGCGCTACCTCTAGTCATATGTGGAATGTCATTGGTTAATTCTAAGATGTCACATATTTGATGAAAGTACTCAGCGAACCTTAGATTAAAAATTAGAGTGATTTCTTCAGCTAATCTTTGATTATATTCTTGTGTATCGGGGCAATTT